GTCGACTTTCTCCCTCCACACCCTCCGGGGGTATCCGATGGCCAAGGCGCTCTACAGCGGCTCCTACGCCGCCCGGTCCCGTCGGGTGCGTGCGGCGGCGTACGCCGATCCCGCGACGGTGTGCTGGGAGTGTGGGCGGACGTTGGCCGAGGAGCAGGAGCGTTGGTCTCAGCCTGTGACGTGGGACGCGGGCCATGTCCGCGACGGTGACCCGACCTCGCCGTTGCGTGCGGAGCACTCGACGTGCAACCGAGGCAAGGCACAGCGCCGGCTGAAGCAGGCCGCGGAGTTGAAGACGTCGAGGAGGTGGTTCTGAAGTGGCGGCGAACATCACGGCGGCCCGGTCCGGCGATCGTCGTCAGGCGTTGGAGACGCTGCGCGACACCCTCGCCGCGAAGCTCGACGAGGCGGAGGCGTCCGTTGTCGCCCAGATATCGGGGCAGTACCGCCAGACGCTCGCGGAGCTCGCGCTGCTGGCTCCCGCCGAAGCGATGTCGAAACGTGATGAGCTGCGGGCGCGTCGGGACGCCAAGCGCCGCACAGGGTGACCACCGCCACGCGGCGGAGGATCGGCAATCAACGCCCGAGGCTGTCGTCGCTGCCGAAACGTCGGACCGGGTCGTCAGGTCCCGACGCTTGCGAGTTCGCCGAATCGCTCGGCTACGAGCTTGACGACTGGCAGAGCTGGTGCGTCGACGGCATATTGTCGGAGGACCTGAACGCCAGGTTGTGCGCCACCCTCACCCTGTTGCTGGTGCCACGCCAAAACGGCAAGAACGTGGTGCTGGAAATCGTGGAGCTGTACGCGTTCTACGTGTTGGGCTGGGATGCGATCGTCCACACCGCCCACCGTCAAGACACCTCCGCCGACCACATGGCACGGCTGCGGTCCGTGATCGAAGCGAACCCGGACCTTGACGCGATCACGAGGTTCACCGTCGCGAACGGCAAGGAGCGGATCGTCCGCACCGACACCCGAGCCGAGATCCGGTTCGTCACGCGATCGAAGAAGATCGGCCGCGGCAAGTCACCAAAGTTGGTAGTCCTCGACGAGGCGCTGTACCTCACAGACGACCAGCTTCAGGCCATCGTCCCGTCAATGTCGGCGCAGTCACTCGGCGACGATCAGCCCTTGATGATCTACGCGTCGTCGGCGCCCGTCGCGGAGTCCGTCGTCCTGCATCGCATCCGCTCAGCGTGTGTGGTCGGGATGGATGACGCGTTCTACGCGGAATGGTCGAACGAGGCCGGTACCGACCCAGCGGACCGTGACGCCTGGTACGAGTCGAACCCGGGTCTTGGGATCCGGATTGGCGAATCGTGGATCGAGCAGAACGAGCTGCGCATCCTGTCCCCCCAGGCATTCGCCGTCGAACGCATGGGGATCATCGCCGACGTCGACGAAGGGTCGAGGGTGATCCCGACGAGCGCGTGGCGTGCGTGTCTCGACACTGACCCATCGGGCACGCCGGTAGACCCAGGGGCAATTGCCCTCGACGTGTCACCAGAGCGCGCATGGGCCTCCATCGCCGTAGCCGGCCGCCGCCCTGACGGTCACACACACCTCGAAGTGGTGGCGCGTCAGCCCGGCACAGGGTGGGTCGTCGAGGTCGCCGCCGCACTCCACGCAGCACACCGTCTCCCGCTCCGCGTCGACAAGCGCAGCCCCGCGGCGGGCCTCATCGTCGACCTCGTCGCAGCCGGTGTCCCTGTTACCGAGGTCGATACCGCCGGCGTGGTCCGCGCCTGCGCACGCATACAGGACGCGATCGTCAATGCGCGCATCCGGCACATCGGCCAAGAGCCGCTCGACTCCGCCGTCGCGAACGCCGAGGTGCGCCCTGTCGGCGACGGTGGATGGATCTGGTCTCGACGGTCGAGCTCGATCGACATCACAACACTGATGGCCGTCACCGTCGCCTACGGCGCGTCCGACGATCCACCCAAGCCCGTGTTCGCCTACTGAGGAGGTGCCGATGCTGTCGACGATCCTCGAACTCCTCGGCCTGGCCCTCATCGTGGCGGGTGTCGCTGCGTGGTCGATCCCCGCCGCCCTCATCGCGGCTGGAGTGTTCGCCGTCGTCGTCGGCGTCATGGTCGAGGATCTCTGACTGTGGGCCTGTTCCGCCGTGAACGGCGTGCGGTGTCATATCAGGATGTGTGGGGCACCGGCGGTGACTGGGATGACGCTGCGGCGAAGGCAGGCGACGCAATGGCGCTCTCTGCGGTCATCGCGTGCGTGAACCTCCGAGCCAACATCATCGGGCAGCTACCGCTCGACGCATACCGGGCTGGGCCCGACGGCTCCTCACTGCGGGTCGCCCGACAGCCCCAGCTCATCGCCAATCCAAACCCGAAGATCACCCGGTCCATCTGGCTGCGGCAGATGTCGGTCAGCCGCGACCTCTGGGGCAACGCGATCGGGCTCATCGTCGGACGCGACGCGGCCGGCTATCCCGCGACGGTGGAGTGGCTGAATCCTCAGACGGTCCGCTTCGACGAATCCGCCGGCCGTCTCGCCGCCACGATCAACGCCTCCCCGGTGCCCGTGGCCGACCTCCTCATCATCCCCTCATTCGTCGTCCCCGGCTCACAGGTCGGGATCGCCCCGCTGCGGCGAACTGGACTCGTGGAGCTCAACAGGCGCGCTCAGGACTTCGGCGCCGACTGGTTCCGCAATGGGGCGGTGCCCTCGATGGTCGTCCGCTCCGACCAGGAGCTGACCGCCGCGCAAGCCCAGCAGATCAGCGACCGGATGACCTCGCGATGGCGCGCGCGGAAACCGGCGGTGATCGGCGCCGGCCTCACCGTCGACCAGTTCGCGGTCAAAGCCGATGAGTCCCAGTTCCTCGAAACGCTGCGCCATGTGCAGGTCGACATCTGCCAGGTGTTCGGGGTGCCCCCCGAGGAGATCGGCATCGCCACCGCGGGGTCCTCGGTCACCTACGCAAACCGTGAGCAGCGAGTGCAGCAGATCCTGGTCAACTCGCTCAACGCGGATCTTGTCGTGGTGCAGGAAATCCTGACTGCCAACACTGCCCGGCCGCAGTTCGTCCGCTTCAACACAGGCGCCCTTCTCCGATCAGACCTAGCCACGCGGTACGCGTCGTATCAGACCGCCATCACCGCCGGGTTCCTCGACATCAACGAGGTCCGGGCACTCGAAGACCGACCGCCGATCCGTACCTCCGAAGGAGGCTCCCATGCGTGAGCGTCGCTCCTATCGACCCCAGTCAGCACCCCCACCCGAGGTGCGCGCCGCCACCCCCGACAGCCCCGCCGTCCTCACCGGCTACGCCGCCCTGTGGAACCGCTACAGCCAGAACCTCGGCGGATTCGTCGAGGTCATCGAGCCCCTCGCCTTCACCGACGCGTTGAACCGATCCGTCTCCATCGCGGCGCTCGTGAACCACGACTCCAACTGGCTGCTGGGCACCACCGGAAGCGACACGCTCGCCCTCGAACAGGACGAGATCGGCCTGCGGTACACGATCACCCTCGACGCCACAGACCCCGACGCCGTGCGAGCCATGGCGAAGGTCGCCACAGGCAAGATGCCAGGCTCCTCGTTCAGCTTCGCCGGAGCCGTCGACGAATGGTCCACCACCGACCAAGGGTTCCCTCTCCGCCGTCTGCGCTCAGTGCCGACGCTCTACGACGTCGGGCCCGTGACACACCCCGCGTACCTCGACACCGAACAGGCCGACGCAGCCACGGCGCTGCGGTCACTCGCCGACCGCCTCGGCTGCGGACTTGACCATGTCGTCGCCGCCGCCGCGGCCAACGAACTGCGCTCCCTCCTCGGGAGCGCACCACCTCCCTCGGAGACGGCGCAGCACGCCACTCCGCTGGCGGTGCGGCGCTGGGCGCCACGTCGGACCACCTGAGCCACAGGCCGACACCCCACCCCACCCCTTCGACTCCACAGGAGCCAGGCAACATGAATCCCCTCATCAAGCGCGTCCACGACGCGCGCACCAAGTGCGAGATGGACATCCGTTCCATCATCGAGACCGCCGAAGCGGAAAAGCGCGAGCTGACCGCCGAGGACGACGAGAACATCAGCCGGCTCGACGCCGAGTCCCGAGCAGCGAACGATCGCCTCGGCGAACTGCTCGAAGCCGAGCAGCGCAACGCCGACATCGAAGCCGCGCTCGCGAAGTACGGCGACCAGACGCTTCGGTCCGACACCGACACCGACACCGACACCGCCGAGACGACCGATGCCGACATCGACGCCGAACTGCGCAAGCTCGGCCGCGGCGAGGTGCGATCAGTGATGGTCCCCCCCACCCGCCGCGACCTCACCAAGGGCACCGCGACCGCTGGGGGCAACACCGTCCCCACGTCGTTCTACGACCGTCTCATCGAGCACATGATCGAGGTGTCCGGCGTCCTCCAGGCCGGCCCCACGATCCTGCGCACGGCGTCAGGGGAGAGCATCGAGGTGCCGGTCACCACAGCGTTCTCCTCCGCGTCCCTCATCGCAGAGGCGGCGACGCTCACCGAGAGCGATCCGGCGTTCGCGAAGCGGACCCTGGGCGCGTACAAGTACGCGTTCTCCACACAGGTCAGTTCCGAGCTCGTCGCCGATACCGGCGTCGACCTCCTCGGGTTCCTCGCCCGCCAGTCGGGCCGCGCCGTGGGCAACGCCCTGGGCGTCGACCTGGTGACGGGTAACGGGTCGTCGAAGCCGTCGGGCATCGTCCAGACCGCCACGACCGGCGTCACCGGCGGAACCGGCGTCACCGGAGCGTTCACCGCGGACAACCTCATCGACCTGCACTACAGCGTGATCGGCCCGTACCGTTCCTCGCCGAGCTGCGCGTGGTTGATGCGTGACGCCACCTTGGCGAACGTCCGCAAGCTGAAGGACACCACCAACAACTACCTGTGGCAGCCGTCGCTCGTCGCCGGTGCGCCCGATCTGCTGTTGGGCAAGCCGGTGTACACCGACCCCAACGTCGCGGCCGTCGGCCTCGGCGCGAAGTCGGTCATCTTCGGCGACATCGCGTCGTACTTCGTGCGTCTCGCCGGTGGTATCCGCTTCGAGCGGTCCGACGAGTTCGCCTTCCAGAACGACCTCGTCACCTTCCGCTGCATCGTGCGTGGGGACGGCATCCTCGCGGATCAGACAGGCGCGGTGAAGGTGTTCGTCGGCGGGGCGAGCTGACCGACACCGCATCGGGGACCCCGAGGTGCGTGTCGTCGCTGTCGCGCACCTCGGGGGTGCCCCACTCACCTCAAAGGAGGCCCATGTGATCGTCCGTATGACCGCCGGGCTCACCGGCACACGCAACGGCCAGGACTGGCCACCGCCAGGCGGCACCATCGAACTCGACGACGACGAAGCCTCCGACCTCGTCGCAGCCGGCCTCGCCGTCGCGGTCGAGGGGGTCGAACGGGCGGACGTCGTCGCCGCGGAATCCGCGATGGTGGCGCCCGCGAAACCTCGACGCCAGAAGGGCGTCCCGGAGTGATTCACGCTCGCGTAGGGGCCGCGACGACGATCACGTCCCGCTACTGGGTCGACGAGGATGCCGTCACCGTCACCTCGCCGACGGTCGCCGTCGCCGACGACAGCGGCGCGACCGTGGTCTCCTCGGCCACACCGTCGGGCCCCGACGTCGACAACACCTACAGCGCGCTGCTCCCCGCCGCCGCGCTCGCGTCGGTCACGACGCTGACCGCCACATGGTCCGCCACATACGCGGGGCAGACCATCACCCACCACGACACCGTCGACGTCCGCGGTGCCCACTACTTCGAGCTCGGGCAACTCAGGGCCCTCGCCGATCTCCCACAACGCAGCTACACCACCGCCCAGTTGGCGCGGGCGCGGGCGTGGATCGTCGAGAAGATCGAAATCGCGTGTGCTACCTCGTTCGTCGCCGCCGCCCACACAGACGACCCGAGCCGATGCCGCATCGTCTGCCACCCCACGCGGGGCGCGGCGGTGGAGGTGTCCGAGCCGTACCTGCGATCGGTGCGTTGGCTGCGTGTCGACGGGATGGCTGTCGCCGTCGCCGACGTCGAGGTGCTCGACGGTGTCGTCGCCGCCAAGGTGGGCGCGGCGAACCCGTTCGTCGGCATCGCACCGCAGGTCGAGGTCGGCTACGTCGCAGGCGCGCGACTCACCTGCCCTGTCGACCTGGCCGACGCCGCGATGATCGCAGCGCGGGTGCATCTCATCAGCAAGGACGGCGCGTCAGGCATCCCCGACCGCGCGACGGCCATCACCAACGACTTCGGCAACGTCTCGCTCGCAACTCCCGGCGTCCGTGGCTCGATCGTCGGCATCCCCGAGGTCGACCAGACCATCAACGCCTGGGCGCAACGGGTGCGCACCCCGGCCATCGCCTGATGTCCGCGTCCTCGATCGTTCCCGCGGCGATCGACTACCTCCTCGCCGAGCTCCCAACGCTGCTCGACCTCGACGACACCCAGATCACCGAGGGGTGGCCCGGCAACGCCGTGCAGCGCGAGGCGATCATCATCGGATCCGCGACCTCCGACCAGGAATGGAAGACCCTCGGAGCGCTGCGCAAGTCCGAGGACGCCACCGTCACCGTGTACATCACGGTCCACCAACCGGGCCAGGACGCCACCAGCGTCCGCCAGCGGGCCTACGAACTGGCCGACGTGGTCGACACGTGGCTTCGGTCATCGACCGAGACCCTCACCCTCGGGCGCCTCTGCGTGTCGACACTGTGGGCCCCGGTTCGATGGGAACCAGCGATCACCGACCAGGGCCGCGCCGGCATCTTGGAATGCGAACTGCGCCTCTCGGGCGCCCACCTCTAGGAGCGCAATGAAGACCGTCACCTACACCGGCCTGTTCGACGCCGCCGAGATCGAAGTCGCCCCCGGCCTGTGGGCGACCGTCGCGCGCGGCGAGGACCTCGAGGTGTCCGACCGGCTGGCCGCGTCGCTCCTCGAGCAGACCGACAACTGGGCACCGAAGGGCGCCCGCAAGCCGAAGACCGATCCCGTCAACGACGAGCCGCCCGCCGTCGAGGAGGACTGAGCAATGCCCATCACCACACAGTTCGGGATCGGCGCAGAGTCGACCTACGGCACGCCGGTCACGGTGAACCGGTTCTTCCCTTTCGCGAGCGAATCGGTGCAGCGTGAGACGGGCCGCGTGCAGACCAAGGGTCGGCGCACCGGTCAACGGGTCGACCGTCTCGACGGCCGCACCCCCTACACCATCGGCGCGGCCGGATCGGTCGAGATGCCGCTCTACGGGCGCGGTTCGGGGATCTGGCTCAAGTATCTCCTCGGGTCGGTCGTGACCACCGGGCCCGTCGACACCGCGTACACCCACACGGCGACGGTCGGTCCGATGTCGTCGAGCTTCACCGCACAGGTGAACCGTCCCTTCGGCGCGGCTGGTGCGACGAACCAGCCCTTCACCTGGTCGGGCGGGAAGGTCGCGAAGTGGGAGCTGTCGTGCGAGGCCGAAGGGGAGCTGACCTTGAAGGCGGATCTCGTCTTCGCGGATGAGTCCACCGTCACGTCGCTGGCCACGGCGTCGTATGCGGCGAACGCCGAGTGCCTCACCTGGGTCCAGGCGAAGGCGACGATCGCGACCGTCGACATCCCCGTCACGAAGTGGTCGGTGTCGTGTGACAACAAGCTGAAGACCGATCGCTTGTTCCTCCGTGAGAACACGCGGCGCCGCGAGCCGGTAGAGGAGGACCACCGCGAGATCACCGTCGAGCTCGAGTGCGACTGGGACGACCTGTCGCACTACACCCGGTTTGCGTCCGCGACCCAGGCTGGGCTCACCGCGGAGATCATCGTCACCGCCAAGTCGATCACCACGATCGGGGTGAGCACCATCCCCGGTCTGGCGATCAACCTGCCGGCGGTGTCCTTCGACGAGGTCGGCGCGAACGTCGACGGGCCCGGGGTGATGGCCCAGAAGATCAAGGGTCTCGCCGTCGACGCGGGTGCGGGGGCCATCACGATGGCCTACGTCACCGCTGACGCCACCCCCTGATGGTCGACACTCGGTATCGCGTCGAGGGGATCAGAGAGCTGCGCACCGCGCTGCGCGAGGTCGACGGCGGCGTCAAGGAGCTTCGCAAGGCCAACAAGAGCGTCGCGAAGGAGGCGGAGGCCCGGTCCCGTAGCGACGCCCATTCCGGCACCCGCCAGCAGGCCGCCGCGGCGAAGGCGATCCTCGGGGCGGGCCTCGCCACCGAAGCCGTCCTCAAGATCCGCAACCTCGCCGGTGTCCCCTTCGGCATCGGTGCGTTCATGGGCGCACTCGCCTGGAAGCAGTTCCCGCCGTGGGTCGGCAACTCCTGGACTCTCGGCAACCCCGGCGAAGGCCCCTACGTCATCCGCGACGTGTTCGCCCGCGACGGCGACGAGATCCTCGCCCCGTACCTCGAGGAGATCGCCGAGCTGTTCACCCGCGCGGGGCTACCACCCGAGCAACGTCTGTAGATCCCACCGGAAGGGGACCCCATGCCGCCAGAAATGCCGAAGTCGGCGACCACGTCGGGCGACATCACGATCGCGATGACCGTCGACGGTGTCGTCTACCACCTGAATCCACGCGAGCTCGACCACATCACCGAACGCGCCCTGTTCGCCGAAGCCGGCCTGACGCTGCCGCAACTGATGACGGCGATGTCGGGTGGATCCGGCGCACCGTTCATGCTGGCAGCGCTCGTGTTCCTCGCACGCCGTCAGCGCGGGGACCGCGTCACCTACGACGAGGTCGCATCGGCGATCGGGTACGACACCGAGGTCGACGTCTCCTTCGACGCGGGCGACGAGGGTGCGGCCCCGGAAGCCCCAGGCGCCGACTGAGGAAAGTGCTCCCCGAGCTGTCGCACTGGTTCGGGCTCAGCGGCGCCGACCTCGATGCGATGCCCGCAGCGGAGATCGACGAATACCTGCGGCGACTACGTGACCTTCCCCCCGTCGGCGGGACTGTCCTCTACCAGGCGAGGGGGTGACGGTGGCGAAGAAGAACGAGATCAAGATCTCGATCACAGGCGACACCAAAGGCCTCCGCGACGGCCTCGGCGACGCCGACAACGCGGTGGAAGGGTTCGGGTCGAAGTTCGCGAAGTGGGGCGCCGGCCTCGCCACGGCAGGGCTGGCCGCCGCCGCTGCGATCGGCGCGGTCGCGAAGGTCGCCTACGACCTCGGCGCCCAGTTCGACGACGCGTACGACACGCTGCGGATCAAGACCGGCTCGACGGGCGCGGCGCTCGACGACCTCAAGGACGACTTCCGCGCCGTCGTGTCGACCGTCCCCACCGACTTCGCCACCGCATCACAAGCCATCGCCGGCCTGAACAGCCGCCTCGGGTTGACCGGCAAGCCGCTACAGCAGTTGTCGCGACAGATGCTCGAACTGTCCCGCATCACCGAGACCGATCTCGGCTCGAACGTCGAGACCCTCACCCGCCTCTTCGGGGACTGGTCCATCAGCGCCGACCAGCAGTCAGCGACGATGGACAAGCTCTTCCGCGCGTCGCAGAAGACCGGCGTCGGGTTCGATCAGGTCGCCTCCACGGTGACCCAATACGGGACGACCCTCCGCGGCCTCGGCTTCGACCTCGACGAGTCCGTGACGCTCCTCTCCAAATGGGGGAAGGAGGGCGTCAACACAGAGGCCGTCTTGGGCGCCATGAAGAAGGCGTTCGGGTCGTTCTCCGCCGAGTACGGCGAGAAGGCCCCCGCACAGTTCCGCGCCTTCATCGACGAGATCTCGAAAGCGCCCACCGCGGCGGCGGCCGCGGGAATCGCGATCGACAAGCTCGGCGTTCGCAATGGCCCCGACTTCGCCGCGGCGGTCGGTGAGGGACGCTTCGCGTACGGCGACCTCCTGGCGCAGATCTCGGGCGGCTCGGACACGATCCGCGGAGCAGCGGACGACACCTCAGACTTCGCGGAGAAGTGGGAGATCTTCCGCAACAAGGTGATGCTCAAGCTCGAACCTGTCCTCACGCGCGTCTTCGACCTCGCCGGCCAGTTCATGAGCTGGGTGGAAGCCCGCGGCATCCCCCTCATGGAAGAGTGGGGAACCAAGATCCGCACCCAGCTTCAACCGGTGCTCGACAAGCTCCAACGCTTCTGGCGTGAGCACGGCGACACCGTCCTCGATGTGCTGACCAAGATCGGGCAGGCGCTGTGGGTCGCGTTCCAGGTGCAAACCACGATATGGGGCGCCATCATCACCGCGATCGGCGGCGTGATCGACGCCGTCAGGTGGCTCTACAACACGTTCTCCTCCGCGATGAGCTCGATCGTGTCGGCCGGCGCCACCGCTGTCGCGTGGGTGCGCACCACATGGGATGGGCTCGTCGGATTCTTCCGGGCGCTCCCCGGCCGGGTCTCAGGACTGTTCGGTGGCATGTTCGACGGGATCAAGAACGCGTTCAAGAGTGCGCTCAACTGGGTGATCGACAAGTGGAACGGGATCAGCTTCACCTTGCCGACCCTCAACCTCGGTCCGCTCGGCAAGGTTGGCGGGTGGACCGTATCGACGCCGAACATCCCACGACTCGCCCAGGGCGGCATCGTCACCGGCCCGACCCTCGCACTCCTCGGCGACAACACCTCACGACGTGAGGCGGTCGTTCCCCTCGAGCGCGCCGACCAGCTCGGGTTCGGTGGGGGCGGGAACACCTACAGCATCACCGTGAACGCACCGCTCGCGAACCCCCGCGACGTCGGCCGCCAAGTCGTCGAGGCGATCGCCGCGTACGAGCGGCAAGTCGGCGCCGGGTGGCGGCGGAGCGCCTGAGCGGTGGTCGCGTTCCAGCCGATCGTTGAACTCGGTCTCGCCGCGACGAGCGCCGGAGTGTTCGTGTTGGACTCCTCACTCCTCGACGGTGCCGACGTCCTCGCCGGCGGCGACGGGTTCGTGTGGACAGACGTGACAGACGACGTGGTCGGCCCGGTCCGCTGCCAGCGAGGATCACAGCAGGGCAGCGTCCCCACCTTGCGCTACGACGGCGGGTCGATCTCCTTCGAGCTCGACAACCAAGACGGCCGCTACGACCCGGCGAACACCTCGGGGCCGTTCTATCCGCAGCTCAAGCCGGGCGTCGCGGTGAGGCTCCGCGTCGAGTCCGACAACTGGATCTATGGGCCCTGGACGGTCTTCACGGGCGTCGTGTCGTCGTGGCAGCCCCGCTATCCCGCCGGTGACCTCATCTCCACAGTAGAGATTGCGGGGGAGGACAACGTCGCGTTGTTCGCTCGCGCCGACCTCCCAGCCCTCGATACAGCCGTCGGCGCGGGTGAGAGCGCGACGGATCGACTCGACCGGATCGCGGACCGGATCGGGTGGCCCGCGGCGAAGCGCCACTACGAGACGTCGTCGGGGTCGATAGCGACGATGCAGGCGACGACGATGGCGCAGCCCGCGTGGACCGAGATGCTCCTCACGGCGGACAGCGACTGCGGCTTCGTCTGGTTCGACCAGGTCGGAACGCTGCGGTACACCGGACCGGCTCAGATCCCCGCGGGCGTGTTCATCGAGTTCGACATGGATAGCCCCTCCTCGATGGCGTACTACGACGAGTTCGAGCCGCGGTTCGACCTGGAGGAAGTGTTCAACGCGGCGAACATCGCCCGCGCCGGAGGTCACACCGTCTCGGCGGTCGACGAGACCGGCGTCGCCGAGTCCGGCCTCCGCGCCTACACCCGCACCGACCTCATCTGTGAAACCGACGACCAGTGCGACCGGGTCGCGCAATGGGTGGTGTTCTGGCGTGGGCGCGCCCGATACCGCATCGGGTCCATCACATGCCGGGGGACGCGGGACCTCCTCTTCCTCCTCAACCTGGACATGGGCAAGCGGCTGAAGGTCGTCCAGCACACCCCCGACGGGCGCGACGTCACCGTCGAGGGTCTGTCGCGCGGCCTCGAGTGGACGATCCATCCCGCTGTCGGTGAGTGGGAGCTGCGCATCGCGATGCAGTCGGTCCGCCCAGCGATCCTCGACGCGTTCATCTTGGATTCGTCGCTTCTCGACTCCGCCGAGATCCTCGTTCCCTAAGGAGACCCATGGCACTGCTCACCTTCACCGCCGGAACCCAGCTTCCCGCGGCGTCGATGAACTCCCTTGCGAAGCAGGTGGTCATCACCTGCACCTCGGGATCGCGTCCCGGCTCACCCAACGCGGGGATGACGATCTATGAGACCGACACCAACCGGGTGTTGTGTTGGAACGGGTCCGCATGGTTGCCGCCACAGAACCTCCCGTGGGGTCACATCGGCACCGGCGCCGCGTCGGGATCTCAGTCCGGCATCGGCGGCACCGTCGTCGACGTGACGTCGTTGTCGGTCACATGGACCGCGGTTGCGGGCCGCCGCTACCGCACGACGGCAACGATCCCGATCTTCTCGCTGTCCGGTGGGCCGGGAACGGTGCAACTCCAGATCACCGACGCCGCGAACGCGATCAAGAACGCGACGAACGCCACCATGTCGAGCAGCGACGGGTCGCTGCTCGTGTCCTTCGTCGAGACGCCGTCGGCGGGGTCGACGACACGCAAGGCGCGGATACTCGCGACCGCCGGATCGGGGACGATCACGGGCGGCACCGGTTACGTGCC